CTATCATCGAAGTTGATGGTGACAATAAACCAGAAACAATAACTGCCTTTTCACAAAATATGTTGGCTCGTGACTCTGTGGCATTGAGAAATTACATTCAAGAAATTTCTCCCGATATTGATTTGACATCGGAAATCGAAATAGGAGGTAATACTGTGAGCGTGTCTATTCCGCTTACAGTCGAGTTTTTTTGGCCTAAGTCCATCTAATAAATTAGATATACATCAATCTATTTTTTACTTTATATATGGGACACCTGGATTTACATTTAGTGATGTCTACAATATGCCTGTCCATTTAAAAAACTTTTATTTACGAGAGTTTATGGATTTCAAAAAGAAAGAAAAAGAAAAGATTGATAACGCACAACCAAAATCACAACCTACAATCCCTCGTAGATTTTCTCCCAAATAACTCTTTTCTTTATATTTATTAGTGTATAACTAATCCTTAGAGTATCATGGCAGATTTCGAAAAAGATAAACAACGACTTAAAGAGATAAATGCCGAGTTAGAGAAAAGAACTCGCAGAACAAAGGTTTATATTGCCCTCGAAGAAGAAGCTGTTGAAATCAAAAAGAGACAATTAGCAACTCAACAAAAGTTAAATAAAGAATTTCAGTTAGGTGCTAAAGCACAAAGACAATCTGCTGCATTTTCTGAAAAAGTAAAAAAGTTAGAACAAGAAAAAGAAAAATCATTTTCAAATTTTTTACAAAATTTAGCCAAGGGTAATGTTTTACAAGCTGTTGGTTTTGATAAAACAAAAAAGGCAAGAGAGGCAGAAGTAAGTTTAGCTAAAGAAGCTTCTGCGTTATCTAAAGAAATACTAACATCAGGTATTAAAGAAAATGAAAATAGAGTTGCATTACAAGATATAACAAAAGATATAACCGAAGGTGCGATTACAGAAAAGGACGAGATACAAGACAGAATTAATTCTTTAGGTATTGATGACGACATAAGAGGTAGATTAGTAGGTAAAGCTCAAAATCTTTTGAAAACTCAAAAATCAACATCTTCAGCTCTTAAAGTTTCTTCTGCTAGAATGAAAATGTTTGGAAAACTAATTGGGGGAGCTGGTGCTCTTTTTGCTGCCCTTTTAGCGATAGCCAACAAATTTGCTGGTTCAATTGATGCCATAGGAAAACAATTTGGTAGTTTGAATGTATTGGGTGATGGTTT